TTTCCCTACACGACGCTCTTCCGATCTGTAGCGCGTTCCTGGAGTGAGTCGCAAAACGCTGGTCTCGCAATCCACAGGAATAATAGGAGCGTGATGAATCTCATTGTTGACCGTTCCGATTCTCGATAGTGTCAATTCGTTTGGTGTTGGTCTGAACCTGGTCGAAGAGCTTGTGGTGCTCAGCCTCCACGTTTTTTATTTGATCGGCCATGTAGGTCAGCTTCTCCTTGATGCCGGCCAACAGTCCATGAACCGAGAACATCCAGCCAGCCAGGGGAATGACCAGCGCCAACATTACTCCCACGGTTTCCCATGTGATGGTGATTTGCACAGGATTAGAACCTCCAAAAGTGTGCGATTCGAACTCCGGCGTACATGAAAAACCGCCTCCACCAAGGAACACCGGTTTCCTTCATCACCTGATTGAAGATTTGATCGGCGAGCGAAAGATCAACCTCTGAGTCGCACAAGAAATCATGGACTACGGCGGCCGGGGTATGGGTACCGCTCGGTGGCAATAGATTCCAAAGTCCGCGCGGTACGCTGGCGTGGTTGGAGATATATCCTCTGGGAACCACAACGTGGATCGCTCCCCCGCTCCCAAGTTCTTGCTGCCAAACGAGATCATTGGTGAGTTGGATCTGTTCGCGGCCTCGTTCATCTTCGCCAACGTGTTGAGTTACAAGATCAGTTAAAAATGGCATTGCCAGCTCCTTGGGAAACAAATGTAGGTTCGTTACTTTGTTACGCTCCAAACGCACCCTTCGGTATCTGTATCAGAACTGCTGCCCAACAGCTCGTAGTCATCGAATGGAACGCCTGCATCTTTCGCGGCCACGATCTTAATTTTTTCGCCTTTACTGACTTCGACCGGGAAAGTTTTGCTCCGAGTGATCGGCCTCGCATCCTGATACCACTCATCAGTGATTCTGGATCCGCGTATATCCACCCAATCGGATCCGTCCCATTTCTGCGCTTTCACATTACAATTGGTGACGACTAGGCTTGCCGGAGATGCCATCTGCATCAGCAGCGAAACCGTGAACAGATAGCTACCAGGTTTGTTGATGGTGAGTTCGCTGGCTGCCAGTTCAAAACCAGGTAAGGCAATCGCCTCTTCGTCAAATGTCACATCGTCAAATGATGTCCCGTTGATGGTCTGGTCTGTGCCGAGGATGGCAGACCAAACGCCACTCCCCGACCTGTTGGTTCCTCGGTTTCGTCGGTAGATGTTCAGGTCATTTCGGAATCTCGCACGATCATCAAGCACAGTGCGAGCGATCGCCTGAACCTCAGCTTTTCCAAATAAATAACCCTGTCTGGCCATTGCCTAACTCGCGATTGTGAGTGTTTCGCTGCCGCTGGTCGCCACCTCCAATGCGGTAAGGCTGCCACCTGTTTTCTCGATCGTCTTGACGGTACAACCGTTGCCGAGAACTACTGTCCCTCCGGTCTGAGTCAGGGCAAGAGTCGCCGACTCACCCGGCAAGAGAGCAGCGCCAAAGCTGCCCTTGCGAATGTTGATCGAATTGGAGGCGTGAGTCCCTTTCCACTGGATTGCGGTCAAACCTGCATCTTTGGTTGAGCCGCTGTTGAACACGTCCATCGTGATCTGGCCGCTACCGGTGTTGAGCTTGAGCCGGCGTGGTCCAGATCCGCTACCTTCGCCGATCTGAATGGCTGTATTGGTCGCGTCTCCTGAGTTGCCGAGGGTGAGGTATGTCTCTCGATACTCATCATAAGTGGATGTTCCTGACTGCCTGCGCTCCGGCAATCCAATGTCGCCGGTGAACGACTGCATCACCGTGATCGAGGCCGGTGTCACTGAGGATTGACTCAGTCCGTACAAGCAAGACTCTGTGCTCACGTTGCCGTCGAAAACGATGTCGTCAGCATCAACTGGGACCGATCCACCTGACCAGTTGTCCGCGTTGTCAAAATGGTTCTTGCCAGTTGCGGCGGTCGCTTCGGTTGGAGATCCTAGCGCTCCCGATCCTGCCGTTGTTTCAGAAACTGAGATTGTGAATGGAACGCCAGCAGTATTCGACGTGAAGGTGACTGTAGAACTGTCAACCGTGGCGGTAATCTCGGCAAACTCTGGCATCGACTGACCACCACTGTCGGCAATCGAAGGCGATGAACTTGCCGACGTGTCGGTGAGCGTTTCGCCCATAAAGGCTTCTTGAATGCTCGTAGCCACCTGAGCCGTTGATGTATTGGCTCCAATCGTGACAGTGAGATCCTTGCCGTTGATGGTGATGGTCGCAGTGTCATTCGTGGCCCAAGTGCCCGATACGGCAACTGTGGTCACCTGCTTGACGTTGACTGCATTGGCGATCCAAGTTCGCGTAGCCATAATTTACACTTCAGGGAGATTGAGTTTGGCAAATGGTTTGCGTTTATAGATTTTGAATCCGCCGGGGTCTTTTAGGAAAACAGGTTGGGCGTCCGGCCCCTGAAGCGGGAATCCATTGCCATCCAGCAACACCGGATCGCTGATCGGCTCGCCTGTCTCAGCATCAACAATAGGTGTGATTTTTCCGCGATTACTGGCGCTCGTTAATGGGGCGCCGTCGGGATCAGCATTGTCATTGATGGCCTGGTAGCGGCCTTGGTCTAAAATAAAGAGATTCCAGCCTTCTTCTTTGAATTGAATCGTGTAGGTCACTTTCCAAAGCTGTTGATTGTTCTCAAAATGCTGAACTGCTGGGATACCCTTGATCTTGGCTTGTCCTGGATCGAAGCCCTGAAACGGATCATCGTTGACGGCATCGACAAATTTGAGCATCTCCCGTTTGTCGTACACTTGCTCGAATCGGCTGATAACGAGCGTGAGTCGGTTGTCGTCTGCTGTGGGCAGTGGGTCGAATGGCTGACCGGCTGAATTGACGAGCGGATTGCCTTCGATGTCTCTCTCGACAACTCGCTGGTACGGCTCGTGAGTCCAAGAAACCTCTGGAGGTCTCAGGATTGGATCTTCGGGGTTGTCCGGTTGCTCCGCCGGATCGCTGGGATCGGCGGCTTTGGTGGCGTATTCGACCCGGACCAACCACAACCTCGGATCGTTCTGATCGACACTGCATCGGCGACGACGAACAATGCAGCGCAGGTCCAAAATCCCGGGTGCAATCACATAAGGTGTACCCAGCAGCGGAAGCCCTTCTGCGGTCAACACCTCAAATTGCTCGGTGCGTTGGGAGTCGGTATAGACTCGAAACGTGCGGGTGTAGCTGCGGTCCTGATTCAATTGGACCTCACCTTCACGCTCGTGAATCTCCTTGACCTCAAGAATGGCCATCAGACAAACCTCGCCACCTTGAGCATGTTTTGATCGTCCTGAGCTTCGCGAACCAATTCCTTGAGCAACATCGTCTGCTTTTGGTTTTCCTTGGCTGTGACTTTCGCCTCGTTATCTTGCCGGTCGCGGTCTTTTAGGATTGCCGTGATCGCTGCTTGTGATCCCTTTTCCAGCGCGGCGATCGGTTCGCGTGTGACTACCTGCTTGATCTCTTGAGTAACTTCGGTCTTGACCTCTGGCGGCATGGCACGCATGGCTTCGCCAGCGGCAGCAACCTCGGCAGCGGCTTGGTTAGCTCGGTCCTGAATCGCTCTCATGTTCCGTTCCAGGAACATCCCCGTTGTCTCAGTCCGGTTTTCGAACTCATATATCTTGCGGTTGTGGACGGCGATCATGTCCGCAACCAAGGCGCGACTGGACCGAACTGCACTGCCTACGCTCGCAAGCGTGTCGCTGCCAATCGCCCGCCCGAATGCTGAGACGGTGTTGGCAACGCCCTGGAAGGCCCAGAGCGTCCCGGCTGCTACCACTTCCATCCCCCGCGCAAACTCCAGGGTCAACTTGGTAGCACCGTCCCACATATCGCCGATCACTCTGGCCGCAGTTATCATCCCCTCGACAATGACTGCAATTCCGTCATTCACCATCGGACCGACTTTGAGCCACTCGGTCATCTTTTCCACGATGGCTTCGAGCCACGGAGCAAGAGCAATGGCGATCTTATTGGCCACCCCTTTGACTTGGACGGCCATCCTCGCCATTGCATCGTTGAAATTCTCGATCTTGGCGGCGTCGATTCTGGAGACCCCACCGACCTCATCGATCATCGACTTGAGACCTTCGCGGCCTGCCGACAACATATTGACCAGCTTGACGCCAGACTCCCCAAAAAATGTCACAGCAACAGCGGCTCGCTCGGCAGGTGTTTTGAGCTTGTGAAAGTTTTCGGCGATGTCCAAAATCTGTTCGCTGGGAGCTTTGTGGATCATCTCCTCAAAATTGAGTCCCAGCGTCTCAATCGCTTTACCGGTTGGACCCTTGATGTCTGATCCGAGCGCTTTGAGGATGTTTCCGGTCGAACTCATCTCCAGTTTGACTTGGCCCATCTTGAGACCGAGATCCTTCAGCGCGTCGTTCATTTTCTCGGTGTCAGCCCCAGTGAGTCCGGCAGCATGACGTAGGCCAGCCAATCGCTTTGGAGTCTCGCCGATCCGATCAGCCATTTTTGCCAGCGCGTCAATGCTGTCAAAGGCTCCCCGAACCAATCCTTCAAACGTGTTACCGGTGGCGAAGGTGGTTAATTTATTGACGGCACTCCCCACAAACCCAACCATCGAATTGAAACCATTGGACACCATCTTGAATTTGGCAATGGCCGAATCGCTGAACCTCGCCGTGGACTGTGCTGCACGACTGAGCGCATTGCGAAACGGCTCTGTGTTCGCGGTCAGCATCACATTGAGTGAACCAAGGGTGGCCATTTATTTGAGTCCGTGAGCGAGCTTGAAGGCTTGAAACATTTCGTCGGGTGACTGTCGTTTGCGTCGTTTGACTTGCCGCCTCTCCGCCTTAAATTTCAAGGCGAAATCATTGGGAGACATTGGCTTTGTTTGCGTGTGCTTGTCGGTTGGCTGGAGATTGCACAGGGTTGAGGCAATGATTCCCGCTTGGAGGTCGCCTCGAATGGGACCGAATGGGTTGAGAACAAAATATTCTCTGAGTTCGTTGTATTGCTCTGGAGTCAACAGTGCTTTGATGAGGTCTGGGTGCGGATAGCCTAAGCCAATCGCGATTTCCCAGTCCCGTTTGTGGACTGGGTCGGCAAGTTTTTTTCCATCTCCTTCTTTTCGGCTTGCATATTGTTGAGTTCGATTGCCACTTCAAAGAGCTTTTCGAGCGGTCCGCTGAACGAGGCATTGAGTTGGTCTTCGTCTTCCTCATCGAAGTACGGGTTGCCGTGCTCATCGCGTACGGCGTGGATCAAGAGCATGGTGCGGAATCGCGTCCAGTCGTTCCTGCCATTCTCATCCATGATGGACTTATCGAATCGGTTGCGCTCCAGCACCGTCATCCCGTACACATACAAGTGAGGCTCCGGGTTGTCAGCCGTAGCAAAGTGCGGCAGCGGCACCTTTTTGAAAGGTACCGTTGAGGTCGCCTGAAAGAATTGAACCTTGCCAATCAGTCCCATTGAATCCTCGATAAGCTAAAAGTTAAAAGCTAAACGCGAAGCACCGAGCAAATTAGCTGGGCATGGTGATCGCGCCGTTGACTTGGAGCGTAGCCGAGAACTCCACCAGCCCATCGACTACGATTCCGGTATTCTCAAAATCACTCAAGAACCCTGTGAAAGCGGACTCATCAGAACCAGAATTATTCCAAAGGATTTTGGCGGCTCGCTCGGTGCCCGCGATCCCATCGGTAATCAACGCTTGATGAGTTGAATTAGCGGGATCGTAAAACCCCTTGATGGGAATAGGCCCGTAGTCGGTATTTGTGCCAGCTTTTTTGGGTACAGCGGTCGAATCCAAATCGCTGCAGATAAGGACCGGCTTACTAAATTTGTTCCCGCCGCCAATCTCGGTCAGTTGAGCAACGGCAGTCAGCACAGCGGATATTGTCCACTGAAAAACGGTTCCTGAACCTTCAATGCACGACATGACTTCACCTGTGATTCTTTATGGTGTTGCTACCTGATGCGATGCTCGATAGTCAGTTACTTTTTGATGGGTCCAGCGATCATCTCCACCCTTGGGAGGAACATCAATGTCGAAGGGACCGTTGACAATGCTCATCAACTGCACCTCGACTCCAGCCCAATTACCGCTCCATCCATCGAGTGCCAGTCGGACTTGTTCGGCGACTTCTGCCGCATCCGCTTTTTGGTAGGCTTGAGCTGTGATCTGAATGAGTGGAGCGGCGTGCCCCATCGATCCGCTCAAGCCTTGCGTATGACCGCCCGTAATCCGCTGCATCCAGATCAAGGGATGTTGCTTATTTTGGTGGGCCTTGGTGTAGATCCGCGTTCCCACCAAATCAGTGACTCCACTCACCGCTTCTAATCGCGTTTTGATTGCCTCTAAAATGTCGGCCATATCTATTGAGTCGCCGCGTTTTCAATGGCTTGCCAAATCTCATCGCCAACTATGTCCAAGATTTCTTGCTGGTTGTTGTCCAGTGCAGGTCTCAGATGCGGTTGGGCTGGCACGTCGCTGGTTCCTACTTCGACAAATGCCGCTCGATAAGCCTCTTCCTTGTAGCCGATCTTGACGCTCACTTTATTTCGTGATCTGCCTCCAGCCCTCACCTTAATCTCTTTCTTGGAAAGCCCCTCGTCCACTGGAACTATCGCCCTAGCTCGTTGCTGGACGATCTTCCCCCCGCTCCGGAGCGCTTTCCGCAGGATCTTTTTGGCGTTTCGAGGAATCATCTCTCTCAGCTTTCGGATGATCTGCTCTTCGCCTCGGAGTTGAGCGCGGGGCATCTTCTTGGTCCTCTTCGTCCATCAGTTCATCGAGGTCTAATTCTGGGAAAGGTGGCTGCCTTGGCTGATAACCCGACTTCGACCAACCTCTTGAGCGGCATTCTGCCTCGCACTCCTCGTCTTCCGGGAGTGCATGCCCAGCCATCACCAGCATCCAACAATCGGGATCATCAATCAGCGTACCTGCAGGCAAGGTATGAAATTGCAACTCGTCTTGCTTGGTGCGCGGGTTGTGCTTCTTTTTACTGAGTGGAGTATCCATCGGCTTGGTAGTTCGCGCTTGCATTAGGTTTGCTCCACACAATGAATCGTGAGGTAGTCGTTGTTACCTTGGTTGTCGTCAACATTCACAATGTTCAGCGTTCTCGATCTGTGATCGACTACCCGATAAAGCTTGGTGTTGGTGAGCATGGGAAGCAGATCGGAGTCGTACCAAAGTGTCACTTCCCATGTCGAAATCTGTTTCTGTTGGTCAGCGTCAACGGTCTCGCCACCACCCTTCTTGATGAGGCGAGCGTGTCGTGTTTCCCAGGTTGCCCAAAACAGCGTTTCGTCTCCGCTGTCTTCTTCGATCTCAGTCGCTTTCTCAATCGTAATCCGGTGGCGAAACTCGCCAGGGTCAATCATGCGTAGAGTCTCCACTTGAGCAGATTGCAAACTCCACGAATCACATCGTCCGGCAAATCCATCAATCGATTGGAGTACATGTAGGCCACGGCAAACCGAATCGCTGTCAGTGCCAACGGGTCCACGTCTGCCGCGTCTCCGTATCCTGCAACGAACGTCACCGTTACAGCGTTGGTTATTCGCCTGGTTGATGGCCAATTCAATCCATAGCCTGGCGTGATTCGGCCTGGCTCTGATTTCGCATCAACTCGATAATTTGCGCTGTCGAGCGTCTGTGTGTTGCCATCGGTGTCAACGTAGGTGATGGAGGTCACCGACTGGACTGGGCAACGCTCAAGCTCAATGCTCTCTACACCTGTTGGAAATTTGTCGAGGTAGCGAACCCAAGTCGCGGTGGTCAGTTGTCGTTGTGTTTTGGTTTCAATTCGCTTTGTGGCAAATCCAATCAAATCGTCAATGAACGAGTCATCATTGCTATGGTCAACCCTGAGCCACGCCTTGGCCTCGGCAGTCGTAACCACTGCCGCCGGTGTGGATGTTCGTTTGTAGGTGCTCATGGTTGATTACTTGCCGTACAGTTCGATCAACAAAATGCCTGCGGTGTAGTCAGCGTCCGTTGTGTCCCCAGCAACGAGGTATAAGTATTCGTCCGCGGCAGGAAAAGCCGTCAGCGACTTGAAGGCGTTGGCTGCATGGTCGCCCGCGTTAATCAATTGCGTCTCGGTCAAGTCGGCGATTGCCCCGTCCTCGACACCTGTGGCCTCGGTCGCCGAATACAAGTCAATGTCAGGGTCGCCGCCAGCCGGAGCTTCCAAGCAAGTGATCTTGCCCGCAAAAATCGTCCCATTGCGAGCCGCTGTAATCTGCCCGATGTGACAAGGGTTGGCTGTACCATCGACGCCAATGATGTCGCCGCCGGCCGTTGATCGTAGCCCGGTCAAATCGATCAGGATCGTTGTCTTGTATAGGGAGCCAACTTTCTCTACGGCTGATACAATCGAGGTGCCCGTTCCGCCCGTGATGCCCGTCCCCGGAGGTGTGGCCAAAGAGTTCATCGCAAACGAAGTTCCATCGAACTTGATCGCTCCCCCCGATTCAATGTCGATCTCGCCACCGGAAACCACGTCCAATGAGCCACCAATGACGGTTCTCTCGCCGCCCTGCTCGGTGTAGTTGCTTGACAAGTATTCGCTCATGGTGTGATTCTCAGTGGTTGGTGGGAGCGGTAATGCGTCTCAGTTCGTTCAGCAGCAAATGAGGATTACTTGGTGCCTTCGGCTGGACGGTACAGCGAGTTAACTATCAGAGTCCCTGCTTCCGAAACGCTATCGACACCAAGCTTCCGGCTGTTGAATTGGAAGGCATAGACGTCGCCGAGCGTTGTGCTTGTTCCACGTGCCCACACTGATCGAACATATCGTTCGCGTGGTTCAGCTATCTGAAGAACAAACGTCGGTGTTGAGCTACCTGCCTCATCTGGCTCGGAGCCAGTGAGATCAGCAAAGGAGTCCGAGTCGCCATCGTCACTTGATTGCTCAAGGTGGCACAAATTGTTTGCGGCTGGCGTTCCGTAACTCCCGACGAACGCAACACCGTCAAACCCCTGCATGTCGACCGAATCAGACTCCACTTCTGAGGTTCCAGCAGTCTGCGCAGCTTTTACTCTCGTGATCTTTACTGCATCTGAAAGGTACTTAAGCATGTTTAAACCTCAGTGATTCGGTGAATGTTAGCGCGATGGCTCTTAATGGCTGACGGGTTCGCGTGTTACTTGGCGGTTTTTTTGCTGGCCGTTTTTTTAGGTGCTTTGGGTTCCACGTCCTCTTCGGGATCTGTATCGCTTACAAGTTGTTCCAGCGTGTCAATCCGGTCGTAAGCCAACTGTAATTGCTCGCGACTTGACTCCAGATCAGACGATAGCGTATCGACCTTGGCGTTGAGCTTGGCATTCTCTGCAATCAGTGGCTTCGCCTGCGAGTCAACCAGTTCCTTGACGTAGGACTTCAGCCAATCGGGAGCGGCAGAGGGCGTTTCCTCTTTCGTCACTCGCTCAGTGACTTGCGTTGACTCTGGCACCATGTCGGCGCCACCAAGTCGGGTCAGCTTGGCTGCATTTTCTTCGCTGACTTCGACCACGTCGCCAATGCCACCTTCGCACCCGGGAAGATGACAGTTGTGAGTAAGTTTGACTTTGGGCATTTCAAAAACCTTGAGGTAACTTGAGGCAAGCAAATGGATTGAGCGAAATCAAGCAGAACCTACGCCATGAGCAAATGCTTGACTGGTTTATTGGCAGACGATTGACCGGACTCCAAGAGAGAACCATCAGCGGCGATGTTCGCAAGAAACGCATCCTGTCCAGCGGTTGCAAATCGTTCGACCAATCGCATCAATTTGACGTTGCCCACGATTCGTGCCTTGTATCGTTTGGGATTTCCGAAAACGATTGTCTTGGTAGCAGTCGCAACCGAAGATTGCATGTGCTGGTTAATGTCGAGCGGGTACCCATTGACAACGTCAGGGTTGCCAGTCTGCAGGCCAGCTTGCCAGAGGTACTGGCCGTCACCAGTTTTCAGCTTGCGAATGTGTAGGCGGATGTTGTCGTGCATCATGTAGCGAGCACCCATCCGATAGGCTGGATCGACAGAGTTCTCCAAATCAAGGATTTCGTCGGCAGTGATCGCGGTTGCGCTGGCAGCCGTCACACCCAGAGTTGATTGAGTGACATAACCCCAAGGCGTACCCGCTCCAGTACCAGTCGTGAACTTGCGATTGAGGACTCGACTCAACCGCTCACCCAACATCTCGCCAAGCACCACCGCCAAGTTAATCATCGCATCACGCAGCAACTTGTGACTCACCTTCACCAGCTTCGAACTGTATTCGAAGCTGCTCAAAATCGTTGCCTTGAAGGTCGCGTCCTGTTCGTTGGCTTCTGTGTTCTCGCCGATTTGCTCGCCTTCATTGCTGGTGTCATCCGCATGCGGCCACTGCATCGGCTCACCGGTCGCCGTGCGGATCACATCTGCCACTTGGAGCATTGGACCATAAGCCAACATCGCCATTTCAAATGCGGTCATGAATGTTTTCGGAATCAGCACTCCGCCCGATGGAGCCGAGATCGTCGATTGAGCATTTCGGTAACGGTAGAACTGATTGACCAGTTCGCGTTGATTGGGTTCAAGAGCAAGCTCAATTTCTTTGGAATTGAGGTCGATATTGAGTTGCTGTGCTGACTCTCGCTGCTCATCGGTAATCAAGTGAGCGTGTCGAGAGGTGTTGAGCATCCAGCCAGAGATTGCCAAGTCTTGGACAACCATCCGGTCATCACTGCCACCCTCTTTGGATACACGGCCGGAAGCGTGAACGACATCGTCAATCGCCTCATCGAGATCCTTGGAGTTGTTTTTGAAATTCTCGATTCGATCGATGCGATTTTTGAGAGAATCAACTTCGGCATTGATCCTCTCAAACTCTTGTTCTTCCTCACCAGTGAGGTCGCGACTTTCTTTTTCCGCGTTCTCCAAGATCAGCCGAGACTTGTTGACGAGTTCGGCTCGTTCCTCGCGAAGTTGTTTTGTCGAAAGTGCCATACTTAAAAACCTCTATGATCGTAAATTTGCCTTGGCCGCTACTAAGCGAGGAAATTGGGGAGGAATAGGATTGTCGAAGTTGCGAAGCTGCGAATAGGGAACGTCTGGATTCTCGATTTGCTGAACCACCCGCTCAGGCGTGTTCTTGAATCGATCAGGATCGAACTTGGCTTCCACGCCTTTGTTCTCGGTGATCTCCGTCACAAAGCCCTTGTCCTTGGCTTCTTCGGCTGAGTACCAAGTTTCATCGCTCATCCAGGCAGATAGATCGTCTGCCGTTTGCCCTGTTCGCTTGGCGAAAATGCCGACAAGAGAATCCTTGATCTTGTCGAGTGTGTCGGAGAATTTGCGAATTTCAGCAGAGTTGCCGTAAGTGATTCCCCAAGGATCGTGAATCATGAACATGGCGTTTTCCGCCATGCGGATGGTATCGCCAGCCATCGCGATCACGCCAGCAATCGACAGCGCGGAACCATCAATCTCGGTGGAAACTTGGGCATTGTGATTAACCAAAAGGTTGTAGATCGCCAGCCCTTCAAAGACATCGCCGCCGGGAGAGTTGATGCGGACGGTGATGTTCTTTACATCGCCAAGCTCCTTGAGTTCATCAGCAAAACCTTTTGCCCCAACCATCCCCAGCCACGAAGGGCCAATGTCGTCGTAGATGTAGATCTCGGCGGCATCGTCCTTGGCATAGATTTTCAGGTTGGGAGTTCGTGGCATGGATCGCCCTTTCGCGTTCGTTGATCTATTCAACTAATAGCCGCGAAAGGGCGAATTGATGTGAGGATTCCGCGTTCTACCGCGCGGATGGGAAAGAGG